AATTTAGTAAAAACCCAATGATTAACCAAATCCTTAATGAAACACGTGGTGGAATACCACAAGGAGATGGTGGATTTAGAACAATGAGTTTTGGACAAGGTGATATGGGTTCAATTGTAGGTAAAACTGCGTTGGCTGAAAAGATGGGGTATGGTGATATGGCTAAAGGGCCTCAACCAACTGGATTAGGAGTAAATACTGGAGTTGCTGAGATAGATAAAGCATTGAATAGAGATTATTCGGAGCTTGTAAAAAGATTTAAAAAATAAAAATGGCAGTAATACTTGGTAAAAAGTTAGTAATCGATTCAAAGCAGTTTGAAGACTATGCAATAGGTATAACATTACCTATTCAAATAGGAAACACTGCTTTTAATCAAAGTTTTAAAACTGCTGACCAGGTTAAAAGTAATATTAAAAATTTATTACTTACAAAAAGATTTGAAAGGTTGATGCAGCCTGAATTTGGGAGTGGTATGCAAGAATTATTATTTAATATGAATGATGAAACGTTTGCTGATAACTTAGAAAATACTATTGTTGATACGCTTTCTAAATGGCTACCATATGTAAACGTAGAAACTATTAATGTTCAGCAACCAAACGAATTTAAAGATAATAATAAGGTTGAGGTATCAGTTTCATTTAGAGTATCAGATACGCAGATATTGGATACGGTAACTTTTAATGTACAAACATAATGGCTATAACAACAATAAATAAGAATTTTAAAAATAAAGGAAAGGATATAAAATATCTTAATAAAGATTTTGCAGCATTTAGAGCAAATCTTATTGATTTTACAAAAAATTATTTTCCAAAAACATATGGAGACTTTAACGAATCATCTCCTGGTATGCTTTTCATTGAAATGGCATCATATGTAGGTGATGTTTTAGCGTATTACACCGATGATACATTGAAAGAATCTTTAATGCCATACGCGGAAGACATTCAAAGTATCATAGCTCTTGCACAATATTTAGGATATAAACCAAAAGTAACATCACCAGCGGTAACAACCTTGTCAGTTTATCAGTTAGTACCATCTATTGGGGTTGGGTCTAGTAATATACCAGACGATAATTTTTACTTAAAAGTAAAAGAAGGAATGGTTGTTGCAAATAAATCTGGTACTGTTCAATTTATAACAACCGATATGGTGGATTTTTCAAATGAAATCGATAGAGAGACGACCATATATCAGAGAGATGTACTTACAGGTGAGCCTACATTTTATTTAATAAAAAAATATGTACAAGCGATATCAGCCGTAAGGAATCAAAAAGAAGTGACCTTTGGAAGTTATGAAAATTTTAGAACAATTGATTTGCCGGAAACAAATATAATTGAGATATATGATTGTAGAGATTCTAATAATAACAAATGGTATGAAGTACCGTATTTAGGACAAGAAATGATATTCATCGATTATCCAAATACGGAAGCTAACGATTCAGACCTTTATCAGTTTAAATCAACGGTACCATATATTTTAAAAACAATAAAAACACCAAAAAGATTTACAACTAGAGTAAATCAAGATAGTACAATTACAATTGAATTTGGTGCAGGAGACCCAACAGCATCCGATGAACAATTAATTCCAAATCTTAAAAACGTAGGATTGGGATTACCAAATTCTATTAAAAGATTAGATGAATCATTTGACCCAACTAATTTTTTAAAAACAAAAACGTATGGAACATCTCCATCTAATACAACAATGACTGTAAAATATTATACAGGTGGAGGTATTAGTTCAAACGTTGCAGCGGGAGAATTGACAAGAATTAATGGAGTTGAGTTTGAAGAAAGTTTAAGTTCTTTTACGAGAACTCAACTTTCACTTTATAATTCTGCAAAAAATTCATTAGCAGTTGATAATGATATACCTGCGGTTGGTGGTAGAGGTGGTGAAACTTTGGAAGAAATTAGACAAAACGCATTAGCAAATTTTGGAGCTCAAAATAGAGCAGTAACTGCAAAAGATTATCAAATCCGTGTACTATCAATGCCATCAAAATATGGAGCTATAGCAAAAGCATATGCTGTTGCCGATGGAACATTAGATAATAATTCACCTTCATCTATATTAGCATCACCAAATAATTTACAAGAATTTACTGATTTAGTACTAGATTTTGTAAACAAACCGGATGATTTAGAACCAACTGAGCAAGAAATAAAACAACAAATTACTAGATTTTTAATTGGTAAAACTTCAAACGAAAATGAAAAAAATAATCCGTTTGCTATTAACCTGTATTTATTAGGATATGATGTAAATGGTAATTTGACAAATTTAAATAGAGCTGTAAAAGAAAATCTTAAAACATATATTAACGAATACCGAATGTTAACAGATGGTATAAATATGAATGATGGTTTTATAATTAATATTGGGTTAGAATTTGAAATTATAACATATCCAAATTATAATAAAAATGAAATATTAACAAAATGTATAAACGAAGTAAAAGATTTCTTTAGTATAGACAATTGGCAGTTTAATCAAACTATTAATTTAAATGAAATTGAATTGTTACTGGCAAATGTAGAAGGAGTTTCATCTGTTCCATCTGTGAAAGTTACAAATAAGTGTGGTGGTAGATATTCACCAAATTCGTATAATATCGAAGCGGCAACTAAAGATAAAATTGTGTATCCATCATTAGACCCTTCAGTTTTTGAAATTAAGTTCCCTAGTGGGGATATAAAAGGCAGAGTAAGATAATGGCATACTATTTATTAACAGCATCAAAAGATGCAACGGTCTATCTTCAACAACCAAACCAAAATACAGGTTTGGATGAGATATTAGAAATAAGCAAATTATATTATGGTAATGTAAAAGATATATCTCATGCATTGCTAAAATTTGAATTAGGCTACATATCCGCATCGATATCCAATGGTACAATACAATTGGATAATGCGACACTTATTTTAAAAGAAACCAAAACCGAAGAAATTCCTTTGGAATATACAATTTTTGCAAATGCAATTTCTGGAAGTTGGGAAATGGGAATTGGTACTAGATTCGATAATATATCAACACAGGGTGTAACTTGGAATTATAGAGAAGGCGATTCTAAATTAGATTGGTTAGAAAATAATTTTAATTCATTTACATCGGCAAGTCAAAATAATGGCGGTGGTGGCACTTGGTGGACTCAATATGAAGCTTCACAATCATTTAGTTATCAAACTGCTGATATTAATATGGATATAAAATCTTTATTAAAAAGTTGGATGAGTGGTTCTATAAAAAATGATGGTGTTATATTAAGGCATGCATTTAATAAAGAAGCCGATACGCAGGATTATGGTGCAATAAAATTATTTAGTAAAGAAACAAATACCATATACCAACCAAAAATTAGAATAGGTTGGGATGACCAATCATTTGTAACCGGTTCATTGATTCCATTATTGGCGGAAGATATTAAAGTTGGAGTTACTAATTTAAAAACAGAAGTTAAAGTTGGAACTAATCCAAAGATACGAATATTTGCTAGAGAATTGTATCCTTTAAAAACTTTTACAAATAAATTTGCTTATACAACACAACAATATCTACCAACAACATCTTATTATCAAATTAAAGATGTAGCATCGGATGATATTATAATTCCGTTTTCGGATTATTCTAAAATCAGTTGTGATACTAATGGTAATTATATAAATTTAAATCTTTCTAATTGGGAAGCAGATAGAACATATAAAATAGAATTCAAAGTAACTATTGATGGTAATACTCAATATTTTGATAATGATGTAACATTTAGAATTGTAAAAAATTAAAATGGCAAAAACGGGATTACAAAATGAAACATTAATAAGTGAACTTTTAATAAGTGGTTCTAGTTCACCTATCATTTCTAAAAATGAATTTGGTGTTTACTCGTTTGTCCAAGAGAACAGGACTGATGGTGTTATATCTGGACAATTAACAAGACCAAAGTATAATGAAACCGAACTAGTAAAATCGGTTGATACTGTAATATTTGAATTACTTCCACCAGAAGTGCCTCCATTTGATGATAGAGTTCCAAGACCAATATATAACGAAGTAACTCAATCTGTAATTGATTTGACAGAGCAGGTTGCAGAACTTACTAATTTAGTTTTTGAATTAAGAGCTAAAGTACAAGATGTAGAAATAGTATCCGAGAGTTTAAGAGTTGATGTGGATTTACAAAATTTAAATGTAGCAGCGGCTCAAAACCAAACTCAACAAATAACAACAAAAATTACAAGTACAATAACCGAATTACAAAACTCTATACAAAAAGGCGTAGCAGAATCAATTCAAAGAGTTTCTTTATTTGCAAGAAATCAGGCATTAGAACAAGAGTTAACTGTATTGAGAGATACCCTGTTTGGTAAGCAGGCAAAACAAGCAGAAGGTTCGAAAGTTACCGATGATGTAGCTGCTAAACTGTTAAACAAAAGTGAGGAAAAATATCAGGATATTGTATTTAGAGGTAGAGCAAAAGATGGTGGTAATGGTACATTTATAAATGGTCCAGATATAGAACTTAAAAACTTTACTAAAGATAAAGTTACCGTTAGTTTTAAATTTGATGGAGGTAATGCAAACGCATTTAACAAAATCGCAGATGTTACATTAAATGACGGTGAAGAAAAAGTAATTAAAGTAACAACAAACAAAGGAGAAGTTGATGGATTTAAACCACGAAATGCAATTGGATTTACTGGAGATAAAGAATACACTGGTAATTTAATAATTAAATCACCAAAAGGAAGTATAACATTTACAACTTCTATCCAAAAAATGAGAGGTACTAATTTTACTCCATAATAGGTAAGATAAAAATATATAAAAATGGCGATAAAAACGTTTAAAGAGATTATAAACAATAAGGGGTACAGAGTTAGTTCAGATGATAGAAAAATATTTGAAGAAGGAAATCTGCAATCATTTTTTGGGCTCGGTGATTCCGATGCAATTGAATTTATTGTATATGATTCAAACGATAATCAGTTGCCACAAAAAGCTGTAAATGGGAAAACCGTTAGATATGTACCATTGACAAGTAGTAACATAAGTGATTATATTTTAATAGCAGAAGGTACGGTTCTTCAAAAATTTCAATTTCCAAATGAATATTTTATAGATGCAGAAAGATTACTAAGAGAAGCGGGGTATGATAATGGTATTTTTAAAACACAAGTTACACTAATTAACAAAAGGGTTGGGTCTGATTCGGAAGAAGACAAATTATGGATTTCCGAAATATCACCATCTAGAACAGAAG